GAGTTTATTTTTAATTAACCGTGGAGGAAAGCGTAATGAAGTGGACTAAAGCTGAAATGAATATAATAAGTCAGTACACTAGAACTATGAAAAGTGTTAAGGATATATGTTATGAATTAGATAATGCTGGTTTTATGCGTACATATAAATCTGTAACACGTAAGATAGAATCTATGGGTTGGACGAGACCGACCAATCTAACAGATCTCAGTGTACTTCCAAAGATATTGTTGTTTGATATAGAAACAACACCTATGCCTGTATGGGTCTGGGACTTTGGAAAGCAATATGTTCCATATACGAATCTTGTTAGAGATGATGCTGGTGAACAAAGATTCTGGTATGTGCTATCTTGGGCTGCTAAATGGCTTTATGATGATAATACTATATCTGATGTGTTAACTCCAGAAGAAGCGGTTGGTAGAGATGATAAGAGAATATTAGAATCTATATGGAAAATGCTTGATGAGGCTGATATTGTCGTAGCTCACAATGGCGATCGATTTGATATAAGGAAACTAAATGCAAGATTTATACTTAATGGTATGAGTCCTCCATCTCCTTACAAATCAATAGATACTTTAAAGATAGCAAGGAAAGAATTTGCTTTTAGTTCTAACAAGCAAGACTTCCTTACTAAAACATTTGGTGTATCTGAAAAGCTGAAGACTGAGTTTCAACTGTGGATAGACTGTATGGATGGCAATAAAGAAAGATTAGCTGAAATGCTAAAGTACAATGAACGTGACGTTATAGGTTTAGAGCAAGTATATCTTAAACTTAGACCGTACATAAAGAATCACCCCAACTTAGGTATACTTATGGATGACAATGTATGTCCATCTTGTGGAAGTAAGAACCTAAAAGCATCTGATGCTACATACTTTACAAGCTCTAACGAGTTTCCTGTGTATAGGTGTGGTGGATGTAATTCTCCCTTCATAAGAAGTAAGACAAGTCTTAGTACAAATGCTACAGAATTAAGAAGCATTGCAAGTTAAAACTTGACAAACGTGTATTTAAGAGTTATATTATAGTATATGCTTGTTCGCAAAATAAAAAATGTTGAGCACAGGATATACAATGATGAGAAGGAGTTTAACCAATACTGTCCTGATGAGAACTTAACTCGCAATTGGAGGGATGGCACTGAAGGTAGCTGGGTAATGGCTGACGACGGACAAGTCTGTCAAGTTCTAAAGCGGGGTGAGCTTAGAGATAGTCAGTCTAAGGGCGTGTGTAATTACTATATTAGGACAGTGATTGGTTCTTTCATATGTAGGGATAATGTTATGATGGAGGGAGATATGCGAAAGAATATGTATTCTTTTGCTTCCGAGGATCTCTCTCCTTATCAACATAAGATAAATAGAAAAAAACCTACTAGAAGAGAATTTCTTTTTGCAAAGTATGTTGCTCAAGGCGATGGAATCGCTCAAGCGTTTATGAAAGCATATCCTACCAATAACGAAAAATACGCAGATTACCAAGGAAAGATATTATTAAGTACCGAAAGGGTTAAAGGTTTGATTAGAGAAGAAGTAGACAAGGTTTTAAACGAAGCCGAAATTACTCCATTGTATTTACTTGAAAAGATGAAGTCAGTTGTTGATGACGATGGGTCTCAAGACAAAGATAAGATACAAGCTATTAAAACTCTTATGCAGATAAGTGGTATGATGGAAACAGAAAAAAGAACAGAGTCGTTAACATTATTTCAAGGATTTACAAAGGATCAATTAAATGCTATCCAAGGCGGAGATTCAAAAAAACTCATTGAGGCTTCGAGAGAAGTCGAAAAATAAAGAATGTTTGATATGCGGTTTTCCTATGGAAGACTACACATCTATTTGGTATAATGTATCAGAGGATTATTTCTCGGTAGAGTGTTGCGAATGTTTCTCATCTTATGATGAAAACTTTGAAATAAGAATGCCAGGATTAATCTTTAACTATGGAGAATCATAATGAAAAAAGTAGAGTTCAACTTAACCTTTGAGGTTCATAAGAAATTAGATGAAGAAGATTTTGAAATGTTATTAAAAAATTATTTAATTAATGATTATGTTATTGAAGACTTTGTTAATAGCGTAATTGGAGAAGAAGATAATATAGATAATTTTTCAGTAAACTCAGTAAGCTTAGTAAGAAAAAAGAAAAGAAAAAAGAAAGATATAAGCAACGGAGTTCCAGATAAGAACTGGGACGTGGTATAAATGAAGTTAGCTGTATACGGAACACTTAGAGATGGAAATAAGAATACAGGTAGGGTAAAAGATACATCACTTGTATATCCTGGTCATCAAAGATTTCCTGCTATGATACAAGATTACAAAGGTAAGGGAACTGTGGTTGAAGTACACGACGTGACGAGTGAAGAGATAGCTCAATATGATATGTACGAAGGTGTTAATATTGGACTGTATGACAGGGTTAAGGTTGATGTAGAGATGGATAGTGGCGATAAAGTTAAAGCCTGGGTATATGTTGCTGGATCTCAGTTGTTAGAATTAGTAAATGTATTTAAAGAAGTTCCAAACGGAGATTGGTACAATAGAAAAGTTTAATATAATACCTAACGACCTAAGTGAGAAAGAACGTGTTCTTAATATGGTATCTAAAGACTTAGTTGCCTTTGGACAACTGTTCTTACCAGAAGACTTTATGAAATCAAAGCCAGCTCCGTTTCATCACGAAGTTGGTGATTTGTTTTTAAATGATACTATAAGAAGGCTTTGCCTTGTCTTGCCTCGCGGTCACACTAAGTCGACTATGGCTAAAGCTGCTTTATTACATAGGCTTTGTTTCAACCCTAAAGGAAAAAAAGAATTTGCTGCCTGGGTATCAGAAGAACAAGGACAAGCTGTAGATCATTTAAAATATATTAAAAGTCATATAGAGTTTAACCCAGCTTTAAATTATTACTTTGGTGATATGGCTGGTAACAAATGGACTGAAAAAGAAATTACCACAGCTAAAGGTGATAGAATTATAGCAAAGGGTACAAGTCAAAGACTTCGTGGTAGATCAGAACTTGGACTAAGATACACTAAGATTATTCTTGATGACTTTGAATCTGAGTTAAATACTAAGACTCCAGAAAGACGTAAAGAAATTAAAGAATGGCTTATGTCTACAGTCTATCCAGCACTTGAAGAATCAAAAGGTAATGAAGGTTCTATATGGCTTATAGGAACTATAGTTCATTATGATTCTGCTTTACAAGGTATATACGATGGTTACTTGCAAGCACAAGAAGACAATGAAAAGTATACTTGGGAAATGGTATTTCATAGAGTAATAGAGAATGATAAACCACTCTGGCCTTCTTATTTTTCAAAAGAAAAGATAGCTGGAATAAGAAAAGATTATGAGTATGTTGGGCAACTTCATAAGTTTGCTCAAGAATATATGAATGATGCTCGTGATTTAGATAGTGCAAAATTTAAAATAGATAAGATTAATTATTTTGATGGAGAATTTAAAGCTAGAAATAACCAAGCGTATATTGTAACAAAAGAAGATGCTATACCAGTTAATGTTTATATGGGTGTTGACTTAGCTTACGAATCTTCAGCACAGCACGATTATCAGGTTATTGTAGTTGCTGGTATTGATAGCGATAAAAATATATATGTAATAGATGTATTTAGAGATCATATACCACTATACGATATGCCGCGTAAAATATTTCAATATGCAAAAGAGTATCAACCTATGCGAAGAGCAAATGTAGAACACGTTGGAGCTCAAGGTATAATAAAAGATGCTGTGAATGAACTATCTGGCAAAGATAGAAAGATGGCTCCAGGTATTGCAAGAGGTGTAAGACCTCCATCTGGAATTAAAAAAGAAGATAGATTAGAATCCTTACTATGTCCTATTGTTAACAGAGGAAAGTTATTCTTAAAAAAGAATCATAGTGATTTAGTTGATGAGATGTTTCACTTTCCAAAAGCAAAGAACGATGACTTGCTTGACGGTCTTTGGTATTCAATTATAAATGCAAGAGCACCAATAAGTAGCAAGTTTGATGCTGATAATTTTGAAGAAGAAGTAAGTGAGAAGAGAGAATTCTTGGGAAAGAAAATACTAAGAAGCTGGGTAACAGGACAAAGATATTAAAATAAATAAAAAAAAACTTGACAAACGTATGTTTTAGGCTTATATTATATAGTATAGGTTAACTTATATATTCGGGGGATTTAACATTACAAACGAAAAAGACTTTGCGCAAGTAGATGAAGCGCAAAAGAATAAAGACTTATGGAGAAGATGGCGCGATGCTCGATCTGATTGGGATGATGAAGCTAGAGATGCTGTCGATTTTGTCCTAGGAAATCATTATACTGCAGAAGAGTCCGATGCATTAAATGCTGTTGGGCAAGGTGACTTTATTATAGATAGAGTCTACGCTGCTGTTGATAAGCTAAAGTCTTTACTTACCTCAAGAAATCCAAAGTTCTCTGCTATCGGTAGAGAAGATTCTGATAACAAAGTTGCTCAAATATGGAAAACTATACTTGAGTATTGCTGGGATATATCAGATGGAGATATGGAATTTAAACAAGTTGTCCACGACTATGCAATAACTGGTCTTGGCTATTTTTATGTATATACAGATCCAGAAGCAGATTTTGGAAGAGGCGATGTAAAGTATACCCACGTAAATCCTTTTAGAGTGTATGTAGACCCAGCTGCTAGAAACAGATATTTTAGTGATGCGTCTGCTATAATACTATCTAC